CGCGGGTATTGGCGTTGAGAATTCCGGGATTTTTGATTGACGCATGCGCCTGAAAAGTGATCAGCATTCCGCAGGGCAGATCTCCGGGGTTATAAATGTTTTTAATCAATGACTGATCACGGGTTGCAAAGGTAATCGCCTTAAAGACCGTCGGGAATTTAAACCCTTTAATCCACTGTGCAAGCTGTATAGATTGTGAGTCGGTTGCTCTGTAGCATGGCTGATATGCTGTTCCCGCAAGGTCAAATTCCAGAAGATAGGAAGTATCGTCTGCGTGATTGTCTTTGATATCCGGCGTGTTTTTGAGTCGGAAAGAGATCACGCGGTCTTTTTCGGTGTCTACATACTGGAATTTCTGCAAGGGATTAAAAAAGGAACGCACGGAGCGTTCCAATAGATTCATTTCTGCTTGTGAGTCTGCCTTCAGATAGCATACAAATTCCAGTGGCCGGGGTCCGAGATCCGTATGCAGAACGGTTTCTCCAATCTGATCAACACCTTTCGATGTCGTATGGTTTGCGGGAATGGTTCCGAGATCGTAAGTGTATAGGATTCTGCGGTCATAATCAAAACCAAATTGTTTCCCTGTCGTGAGATTTTTAAAGTATTCCATAAGCCATCCCTCCTTTTATAACCCGTGTGCGGCTTTGATTTGCTGACGGTGGAACTCTGCCGCTGCTGCTGCTGCGTCCATCTGCTGGTTTCCGTTGTTATTGATTGTGACATTTGGGGCGGCTGCCATAAGAGTCTCCTGCAGTTCCCCTTTGAGAGACAAAAGCCCCTCGGTAAGGGCTTGTTTGTAAGCATTGGCGTTGTCCTTGTCGTACTGTACTTTAAGTACCTGCTTTAATGGCAGCTTTTGTCCCTGCACAACGTCATTGATGGATTCCCAGGTGCCAGTGTCAATAGTTGGTTTTACGACCATAGCATCACGCATATGCTCTGCAATCGCTCTAGCCTGCTTTTCTATAGCGGGGGAAGATTGCTTTAGAAGTTCTGCGTATCGATTGACAAAATCTACAGGCCACTGCTCATAGTCCCGCATAGGGCCATAGTCAGGGCGGGAGAAGTGCAGCAGCCCTTTTACTGCGCTAGCAAGACTTCCTGCAGCTTTGAACACGGTGTCCCACATACCTCTAATACCACTTGCAAAATTAGACGCCATATCAGAGCCCCATTTGGAAGAGTTATCTTGCAATCCGGACAAAGGGGTTTTAGCGTTATCCGCGAGTCCTTTAGATGCACCGCTTACGCCTTCCTGTTGCCCGCTAAGCCCACCGGCAAGACTTGATCCGGTACCTGATCCAACGGTGTTTGCGGTGCCTTCCAGCCCCGCATTAATGAGGGCTGTCTGTACATCATTTGCAATTCCAGACGCGCTCCCTGATACGTCGCCACTTTTTCCGCTCATTCCACCCGCTAAATTAGAACCGGTATTCGATCCAACCGTGTTCGCGGTATTTTCCAGTCCTGCACCGGTTAAAGCGTTTTTTGCGCCTTCTGCAGTATCTCCGGCGGCACCGGAAACACCGCCGGCATTATCTGTTATTCCGGAGCTGAGAGCTTGATCAACGTCAATGCCAAGATTATTAAGTGCAGATATAATACCAGGTCTTTGATCCTCAGATGCACTTTGCAATTGCATCATTAGATCTACGGCCTTTTGTCGTACATCGGGGGAGGCACTCGCAAGAGATTCCGAGAGTTCGTCAGACATATCGATTCCGAGGGACTTTGCAGCCTTTTTTACAGCAGGTGCGGTCATCTCTGCCCCTGCTGCTAATTGCATGCAAGCATCAATGGCCGCACTTTGATCGTCAGCACCCATTTTTGATATTGCTGTGACTGCGGCATCAGATATTTCTATCCCAAGGCTTTTTAAGGTGGACTTAACGTCATCAAATCCCAGTGCTGCACCTTCTGCGGCATCTCCGCCGGCTTTACGGTACTCTGCCTTTGCTTTGTTGGCTAAGTCTTGAGCATCTGACACCATTTGCTGCGTTACAGTGTTATCTCCATCGGCGTATCTTTGCTTTAGGTCCTCAAAACTGCTTTCTGTGGAATTTACCTGATCTTCCAGCTGTTGCTTTGTAGCATTACCTGCCGCTGTATAAGATAAGGTGAGGCGATTTAAAAAGGTATTGGATAGATTGTAGTTTTTTTCCGCACTTGCACCAACAGCGTCATTATAGTTTTCTATCGTTTGCTGATACTTACCAACGACTGAGCTTGTTTCTCCGACAGTTTTTTGTGCCGCTTCCATTTCTGAGCGAGCATCTGTGATCCTTTTGGTAAGCGAGGCGTCTAGCCCCTTGCCCCCTTTGGCTCCTAGGTCTGATTGTTCCTTAATCAGACCGTTATATTTATCTGTTGCGCTGTTTAATTTGTCCTGTGCTTCTGTCGCGTCTTTCCTCGCATCTGCAATTCCCTGCAGCGCGGTGGTGTATTTTGACTGATAGGCATCAAGATTGGCTTTATTTTTTTGTGCCTGAATAAGTTCTTCCAAGCTTTGTCTTTCTTTGGTATATTCTTGTATAACGCCATCTTCCACGGAGATATTGGTACCTAATGCGCCATTAAGCTCATTTAGAATATAATTGACTCTATCTTCTTGCCCGTTCTTTACACGGCCGTTCGCATCGACAAGATTATCAAGCTCGGATTCCAGACTACGCAGATTATCAGATTCTGTGTTATTGGCGGACACATTTGCCTGTGTGCTGATAGATAATTTTTCCCAGGACTCTGCTTCTTGGGCAATCTTTTGAGATAGGGCATCGCACTCGGCCATGAATTTGTTGTGAGCTTCTTCCTGCTTTTGATAAGCTGCATAGGCTGCCACGCCTACAGCAGTAATTGCGGTTACAGTCAGGCCCGCAGGAGATACAACACTGCCTAACGCCTTAGCTAGCCCTGCATTTTTATCGCTCAAAGTTTCTGCGGCAGCTGACAAGCTAATGTGCGCAGATTTGGCTTTTGACAAGGCCTGCGTTAATCCACCTACATTAGAGACCACTTTTCCGATCCCAGAGGTTAGACTTCCAAATATTTTTAACACTGGGCCACCCACCGCGACAATTCCCGCACCTTGCAGGATTGCATTTTTCTGGGAATTGGATAATTTATCAAACTTATCAACCAAGTCACTGATGGCAGACATGCCCTTTTCGGCATAGGGGATCAGCTTTTCACCGATTTCAATTCCTTCGTTTTTAATCTTATTAAGTTCTTTCTGCATTTTCATAGCAGGGGTAGCGTCCATCTTATCAGCAGCAGATTGTGCGGCACCCGCTGAATTTGCCATCTGCTGTAAGACTTCGTTGTATTCCTTGCCGCCGTCTGACATGATGGACAGGGCAGCTTTTCCACCTTCAACATCCTCAAACATATCACTTAATTTTTTGCCGCTCTTCCCCGCATAGTCCTGCAGCATTTGCAGAATTTCCGTGACCGGTTTACCTTTGGCAACAAGATCGGAGAACCCTTCTCCAGACATTTTGCGTAAAGCTTTATCTGCAGCAGTGCCACTTTTTCCTAACCCGTTGAGCATCGAGTTGTAATAGGTGGTAGCTTCTGCAGTACTGATGCCTCGTTTAGTCATAATGGCCATAGCCGTGCATACATCATTAATCGCGACATTATTGGCTTTGGCTGTAGGAATAACGCGGCCTAAGCTGGACGCTAGCTCATCAACGGTCGTTTTGCCAATATTCTGTGTAGTGATCAGTTTGTCACTGATACTAGAAGCATTGTCTGCACTTAATCCATAGGCATTGAGTACCGAAGTTACAACATCAACGGCCTTTGAAGTATCCGTAAACCCACCGCGTGCCAGATTTACCATGTCGGTTGTAAACCCAATGGCTTTGCCGGAATCCACGCCTGCAGAAATAGACTGATAAAGGGCTTCGTTTAAATCTGTGACTGCAACGCCAGTTTGATTTGATGCGTTAGTAATACCCTCTTTTAGTTGATCGTAAGAAAGTTTTGTACTGTCTGCGATAGTGCTGACTTTGGCATAGCTGGTTTCTGCACTCTCCGCCCATTTATAAGAAGCAGTACCGGCAGCGACAAGAGGAGCTGTAACGGCAAGAGATAAAGTCCCACCGATTTTGCTCATTGTTTGTCCTGCACTTTGCATTTTGCTTCCGACGCCTTCGGCGGCCATGCCGAAAGCATGCATTCTGCTCTCTGCGATGCTAAGTTCGCGTTCCATCCCTTTAATATCGGCCTGCGTATTGTTCATAGCGGCCGCATATCCATTGATTTTGGCCTTTGAACCATCAATTTCGAGTCCTAAAGAAGCATGTCGGGACTGTTCCTGCAAAAGCTGATTATTTAATTCCTGAGAAGCTTTTACCGCTTTTTGGTATTCTTCCGACTCTTTCCCATGAGCATTTGCAGCATCCTGCACTTTTGCTTTTGATGCCTCGTATTTTTTGGAAAGCGCATCAATATTTTTTCCGGTTTTATCATACTCGGTCTGGGATTTTTTGATAATCCCATTTAATCCGGATATGCTGGTCTTATAAGCCTTTGTCTTTTGCTTTGCAATTTCAATTTCAGCCGACAGGCGTTTGGATTTTTGCGCGGCGTCATTAAATACACCACCAACGCCTTTAGTAGCCGTTTCCATCAACCGTAGCTGTGATTCTGTAAGATTTCCGGTACGTTCGAGCTGCTGCAGTTGTCCCACTGTGGAAGCGACGCCTTTTTGCAAGTTGGAAAAATCAAGGTCAATATGGCCTTCTGCTACACCTAAATCAATAGCCATTTAATCGCCTCCTGTTTAAAAATGGGTATAAAAATACCCCGGATATAACACCCGAGGTAAAATGAGTTATTGAAATGATCACTCAATACGTTTAAATTCGGAACCGTCATATTCAAATTTTACAAAATCGTGCTGAGGCTTTTCTTCCATAATTGTAACGGTTATTTTAGAATACTTGCGTCCAAGCTCGGAATCCAAAATATTAGTAATTGCTTTTGTTTGTCCATTGGTAAGGACAGATCCACTATAATCTAGGTCAACGCTCAGCTCTTTTTTGTCTCCTGAAGCACTTTCTTTATAAGTGGAATAATTTAAGGTGTTTCCTCCACTTTGCAGTTTTGCATCTACGCTTGGAAATTTTACTTCTTTAGAACTCCCACCGCACCCTGCTAAGGCAAAGCACATAATTGCCGCCAAAAGCAGTGCAAAAAACTTTTTCATAAACATCTCTCCTTCATGGAAATTATACGCCGGCCAATCAGTTTTGACAAGGATTTCCATATAGCTCAAGGAAAGTCGTTTCGTACCGATAGGTGGGTTCTTCGCCCAGTGACCGCTTGGAATCTATGTAAAGACACGCTTCATCAAAGCAGTACGCTGTGTAAGGATCATCAATGCTTAGTAACTCTGCTGGCCTTTTTCGGTACGCTTTTGCCATCGTGATCGTTCCCAGAAGGCTTTGACTCTTGACGAAATCGACGGAGAATATCAACCCCCGTTTGGCTGTAATTATAAATGTAGGTGAGCTGTACATCGGTGAGATGAATTCCGGCAGCCTGCAGCTCCTCATAAGAGGGGGAGACAAGAGACGCTTTTGCAATCGCTTCGAACACCTTTGCCATATTGAGAAAATCGCTCTCTCCGGCCTTGTTTGTGCCGCCGGTGAATAAGTCTGCTGCTGTGTGCAGAAGTGGGTTCGGAATGTCACCGGACTGCGCCAACATTAGCATAGATGGCCGGCGGAGCTTTACCGTAAAGATTTCGTCCTCTGCGAATCCGGGAAGATCAACTTCCACACCTTCTGCATATTTTTTGATTTCAGAAATATTTGTAACTGCCATAATAATGTTTCCTCCTAAATTTTAGATTTCTGGAAGCAGGGACTATTAAACCCGCCCCTGCCGTTGGATTGATTTACGCTGCCGTTACTGTGGGAAGTGCAGCAACAATTGTCATTGCATAGGGAGCCTGACCTCCGCCTGGTGTGCTGTTGATCGTGTACTCATTGACCTGGAATACGTTATCCTCAGCGCCCATGCAGACCGGAACACCAATACAATGCGGATAAGCAATGCAGGAGTAACCTGTAGTGGTGGAGCCTTCCATGATTGCGGAGTAGGCTTTCAGCGTTCCGGGTTTGCCTTCGGACTTGCCGGACACCGGGGGAGTGTACCCAGTAATTTTTTTACTGGTTTCGTCCTTTGTCAGAATACCGCCCTGCAGCATCTGAATCAGGTCCATAATCACCAGGTTGTCGGTTAAAGTTAACTTGTGACCGGTGACCGTAGTTTGTTCCGGCTTTTTTGCGATTGATTCACCTTTGATGACCAGTTCCACTGCGTCGGTCGCTTTGGTCTGCTGTTCTACACCTAGCTTTGTACCGGACGTAATTGCAATCGGTGCTACGGTGGTGTCGTCCGGCTCAAAGACAATCATGGCGCAGTCGATGAGCGCCATGCCCTTCGGTTTTGTAATATCTGCCATAATATCAGTTCCTTTCTTTAATTACGATTTACTTTAGATTCTTTAATCAGCCTGTAAGTAAGGTTTGTCATGTATCCCAATACATCGGGGTCAAGATAATGCGGCCCCGGACCGTCTACCAGTTTGAGCGCAGGGAAGAGGCCGTTCATGCTCTGCTTTACAGAGTCAATATAATCCTCAAACTGATAATAAAAGTCAGAAGGATAATAAAGGAGCAGCTCATAAAGAGTCTGCTCCATGGTAATCCCACGTTCTCCATCTCCGTTGTTGCGGATGACGATGTATGGTGTTTTACAGGTGCCCTCATGCTGTCCGAGAGCGTAGACGTCAAAGCCTTTGCTTTTGAGATAGTCATATATTGTTTTCCACATGCGCATCACATCCGATCAAAAAGGCCCTGCAGACCGTTCATGACCCCGGGGCCTTCCTGCTGCAGCGTTGGATAAATTACCGCATAGCGCTTTTCGTTGGCAAATTCCAGATAGACGCCGTATTCCACGCCATGTGCAAGAGAGATGCGGATTCCGGTATCGATTCTTTTGCAGTCACCATGCAAACGTTGACGTGCTTGTGCTGTCCGATCGGTCCAGGGACGATCTTCCTTCGCCTTTGCTTCGATTTTACTTGCGGCAGTGCGGCCATAGGCCATCACAGCCTGCTGTACTTTTTGAGGGAGTGCATCAAGAGACTGGTAGATTTCTCCGAAATCAAACATGCTCATGCGTCGTCCACCTCCGTAAGAGACAAGTCCATACAGATTCCCAGCATTCCAACATCGTCTACCGTGTTCACCGTGAAAGTGTGGCCGCTGATTTTCAGGGTGTCGCCCTTCTTGGGATAAGAGGAATGGAGGATCAAAAACATAGGCTGCTTGTTGTCCGGGAGCTTTCCGGAATCCTGAATAGTCACGTTGAGATAACTATTTGACGTGTGGAAAAGCCCCGTTAAGTCAATAACTTTTTCCGGAACCCCCGGAGAGCCGTACTGTCCTTTACCAGGGCGCCACAGCTCTGCAGATTTTCCATACTGCTCAATCGCTTGTGAAAGTGTGTAAGCTTGCTGTATCAATCCCATAAATTATCCTCCCTCGATCACACACGAACCGGACGGGCGCACAGAGGCGGCAAGCCGCAGCCAGTAACGAGACGTATCGGCAAGCGTTAATCCGGATACTTGTACGGTGCTGTTTTCTGCCTTGATAATCAGGCAGCGATAAGCCGCGAGGTCAATGTCTCCGCCGGCTCGCTGGAGCTGATAGTTGAGCTCGTCATCACTAAAATAAGGCGCCTGCTTTTCTCGGCACAGCATTTTAAGTTCTTCCAGCGGTTTCATTGTTTCCATTGCTTACGCCTCCTTAGCCGTTTGTAATGAGTGCGGCCATTGGAATTGCCTTGGGGTCGAATTGAATTGCCCAGTTGGAGGAATTGCCAAGCTGTTGATTGGTAGGAGATTCACTCCAGCCAGAGGTAGGCACTTTAAAACTAAATCCGTTCGGATGAATGGTTTCACGGATACGGGTATATAAGGTTTCCTGGCCGCCGTTTTTGGCCGGATCATACTGTGTGTCGTTCGGATGATCCAAACGGGCATTTGCTGTCCGCAGTACACCGCCACCCAAAAGATAAGTGGTATATTTTATGAGCCCTTTATTGGCGCCGTCTCCTCCGACAGCCACTGCTGGTACACCATCATCGATCACTACGGTATACCCGTTCATAGATCCTAAATTCAGCGGCCGCTGAATTCCATTCGCATCAGTCTGCTTCCAATACTCTAACAACTGTTTGTTTTCTAAGGTCTTGGCAACATTGGAATGCATAATAACCAGTGAAAACAGCGACTTGTTGTCACCAAGTGCTTCGGTCGCAAGGTTATTTAGATCTGTATCTCCGATGACGTAGGGGGTAGCGGTCGCACTGCTTAAGTCCACTACATGATTATCCTGCCACTTCTTGGCATTGCCGGAGGCTCCGCTAACGCCCATCGCAGCATTGAGAATCTGCAGCATGACAGCCTGACGCTGTTTCTGCCAATATCGCGCTACAGATTGTGCGATATGTCCCATGGGGTCATTCCCGACTAATTCTGCCGCAAAATTTCTGGCAGTAAACCCTTTTGCACGGCCATAGACTACACCGGTTTGACTGCCGCCGTCTGTTTCAGTAGCAGGAATGTCGGTCTGACCGTCATAGTTAACGGGATCGCCGCCGAGAATGTTATAGAACGGTACGGTGTATAAATTTCCGCTTCCGCTGATTTGCTGTGCAATTACACCGTCCTGTGCCATTGCACCACTGTTTAAAATAGCGGTGCGTATCGGGTCTGGAGCTTCACTCCAGGCATTGTGAAATAGTTCCTCGTCAAAAGGAAATCCTAAAAATGTTTCAGGCATGATTATTTACCTCCTGTTTCATTTGCCATTAGCGCTTGATAGGCTTCTGGCTGTTCAGTTTTGAGCTTGAACTGGTCCATATAGGGCAGCTTAAAAAACTCTTCTTTTGTCATGGCTTTTTCCGATTGGTGGTGGCTGCGCTGAAAGTTCCCGAGACTTCCGGTTCCGCCGGTTGGCTTTTTCGGATCTGTTCCCGGATCAGCTTCAGGAAACATGGCAGCATAGTCTTTTTTGCAGGATTCCAGCAGAGCGTCAGAATCCTTTAAAGTGCCGTCGTCTGCAAATTCTACTTTGTCGCCGAGCTTAAAGATAATGTAATCCGTATCCTTACAGCCGGCTTTTGTCAGTGTGGATTTAAGATTCCAGCTCTGCAAATCCTTTTTGCGCCCGTCCTTTTCGGCCTGCAGTTGAGTCTGCAGATCTTCCACGTCGACTTTTTCAAGATCCGCAACTTTTGTATTGGCTGCCGTAAGGTCGGACCGCAGGGTGCCAATCTCGGTGTCTTTGGTCTTGAGCTGGGTGCGCAGGGTAGTCATCTCAGTTCCGTTCTGATCTAAGATTTTGTCGATCACATCTTTCTCAAGGCCGAGGTCAGTCAAAAATTTTCTGTCCATATTTTGTGCTCCTTTCACAACACACGTTTTTAACGAGGTTCCGATCCTCCGTTGCCCCGTAGTTTCGCGACTTCGGGCCGGTCAATTTTTGTATGAAAAAAGCAGCCCCGTAAAAGCTGCTTCGTTCTGAAAATAGGCATAAAAATACCACCCTGCCGTTTGGTGGGTGGTTAACCTTTGTGGTTTAATTCTTTCATTTGTCTTTTAATCTCAGCATCTACGGCTTTAAACCGGTTATAATTTTTAATATCCGTTTGGTTGGCGTACCCTTTAAGAGACTCACGCTCTGACATCAAGTCCCTGATTTCTGGATTGGTCTGACAAACTAAATATTCTTTTCCACACCTTGGACAACAATAATAAGTATCTTCTATTCCACAGGTGTGCATCCGGGTTTTTAAGCGAATCTCATTTGTATAGAAATCTTTTTTGCAGAAAGCGCACGTTATTTTTAGAGATTGTTCTTTTGGAATCTTTACGTTCATTTATTTTACCTCTCTGCTTTTTTGTCTTTGGGCTCGTATCCTATTCCATTATTACACTCCTTTAACTTTTTAGGATCTGAATAACACATGAATTCCCCTGGAATTCCTTCTGGAAAAGCATCACAGGCACAATTCCATCCGTCTATATTAGGACGTTGATGTTTGCAATTATCACAAGCATAATCTATACAGATCACAGATTTGCCTCCTTAACATTTTCAATATATAGCTTCATGGCTTCCGGGGGAACTTTAGATTCTCTGGATAAGAGGACTTCTACCTCAGCAATACATTCAGCTCCATCGGTCTCGGCAATTTTGCTAATGCCTTTGACTCCTTTAGTTAAAAGATTTTTGTTCATTTCTTTGATTTCTGAAATTGATTTTCCATAATAGGATTTCGCATGCCCACACTCATGAATTATAGCTTCTTTTAAATTACTTGGAAGGTTAATAGCAGTGGAAGCTATCTTTTTGTCTATTTCTTCAATTGACATTC